GCTGGTTAGATTATATGAGTTCACTAGTTGTTAATCTACCCGCACAAAAAGTGTGGGTCCGTAAAGAGTATCTAAGAGACTTGCAAGACGGACATGGTGAATTTATTGAAGGCGTCTGGGTGTCGGCTAAGTCGATACCTGGACGTTCTTTTTATTTTGAAACTTATTTGCCTGAATATGGTGCAATGTTTGATAAATTGCCCATCAGTGCATTTGTTTCAGAACCAAAGACACCTGATCCTGATTTAGATCTGCCTAATTTGCAGTTTTGGAATTGCATGGACTATGGAGTAATCAATGTATGCAAACAATTTGTAGCATCTATGGACTGGCAAGTCCGAACTAGACACTTTGGTAACCTAATGGGTACATATATTTGTACTCTAGACAATTATCATGATGATCCTGATGCAATTGATTACTCTACAAGTGAAATTCCAGAGGAACATAAGTCATTTAATGTACTTCAATTGGAAAATGGTCAGTTTGCGCTGTACCCGAACAACAGATGTCGCATCTTTGACATTAGTTTGACTCCCCAAGAGCCAAAAATACCCGACTTTAAGGTCTCTACGGAGTACTATCAGGTAGAAAACGGTATTGATTGGGGTAGATTGGGTGATACTGATGAATATTTCTGGGAAACACCTGAAGAAAAGGGATAAATAAAAGGCGGAGATAGAAACTCTAACCATAATGGCAAGAACCGTCCGAAGCTCTAGAACTTTTAAAGATATTAGCCTGTCATTTGTAGCTCATCCTGTTACAAATGACCTCGGAGCGTTTCATGATGCAGATGCAATCAAAAGATCTGTAACTAATTTGGTCAGAACTAACATTGGAGAAAGGTTTTTCCAAAATTTAATTGGTTCTAAAGTTGAATATTCCGTATTTGAACAACCAACAAATGATTTAGCTTCTGGATTGGAAGAAGAAATTAGTTTTTTACTTACCAATTTCGAGGAAAGGATAAATGATACCCAGGTCAGAGTATATTATCCCCCAGATGGCAATGAGATGAATGTTCATATCACATATAACATCATTGGATTGCCTTTACCAGTGCAAGATATCGAATTCATCCTACAATCTACTAGGACATAATGTCATTTAATCAATTTACAAACCTAGATTTTGATAGCCTTAAGGTACAAATTAAGGATTATCTTCGTGCGAACAGTAATTTTACTGATTTCGACTTTGATGGATCTAACTTTTCGGTATTAATTGACCTTCTTGCTTATAATTCTTACATTACGTCATATAATACCAATATGGCGGTCAATGAATGCTTCCTTGACAGTGCTACTCTACGAGAAAATGTCGTTGCACTATCAAGAAACATTGGTTATGTACCTAGATCAAGCAGATCGTCTCGTGCTGTCATCAATTTTTCGGTAAATTTGGGTACAAATGACACTAGAATAGTAACTGTGAAGGCTGGAACAGTTGCACTAGGGTCTCAAGTGCAAGGACAATACATTTTTTCAATTCCTGACGACTTTGTTACGACTGTAGATGCTAATAATGTTGCATTTTTTGAAAATTTAAACATTTATGAAGGAGTTTACCTTACAAAAACTTTTACAGTAGATTATTCTCTTCCAAATCAACGATATATTATACCAAATGCTAATGTTGACACTACTTCAATTCGTGTTAAGGTAGAATCTACAACAAATGAGATTTATCAGCTATTCGATAACATTCTAAGAGTCGATTCTAATTCCAGATTGTTCCTTATTCAGGAAATAGAAGACGAAAAATACGAAATTCTTTTCGGTGACGACATTTTAGGCAAAAAACCACCTGCTGGTGCTAAAATTACCGTAAGTTATATCGTTAATAATGGTAGTAAAGCTAATGGTGCTGCTAATTTTACGTTTAGTGGTATTCTTAAGGACGATACGATCTCAACTATAACTGATGGCATCTCATTGATTAGCACTCAAGAGGCCTCTACGGGTGGAGATGATGTTGAAAGTGTAAGTTCTATCAAATATCTTGCACCCCGTATATACGCGGCACAGTACCGTGCAGTGACGGCAAATGACTATAAGGGTATAATCCCCTTCATATACCCTAACGTTGAATCTGTGACCTCCTACGGGGGGGAGGAGTTGAATCCGCCTGAGTTTGGTAAAGTATTCATATCAGTTAAACCAAGAAATGGTTCTTTCTTATCACAGATAACTAAAGACCAAATTTCGAGAGAACTAAAACAATATTCTATTGCAGGTATAAAACCAGAAATTGTAGATCTGAAATATTTGTATGTAGAAACTAATGCAGCAGTTTATTATAATACAAACTCTGTTTTCGATGCCTCTGCATTGAGAACTAAAATTTTCAATACTCTTACTGTTTATTCTCAGTCTGACGATATTAACAGTTTTGGTGGAAGATTTAAGTATAGTAAAGTTGTAGCTCTTATTGATGATACTGATAATGGAGTTACCTCTAATATTACCAAGGTTAAGATTAGAAGAGACTTAGTTCCTGAAAGTGGGTTATTTGCAACATATGAATTATGTTTTGGTAATGCTTTCTTTGTAAATTCTAAAGGGTACTCTGTACGATCCACTGGATTTACTGTAGATGGCATTGGTGGAACTCTTTACCTTGCTGATATCCCGAGTAGTACTACTAGAGGAAGAATCATATTCTTCAAATTAGAAAATAATGAACCAGTTATTGTTAAGAATAATGCTGGAACAGTTAAATATGATGAGGGAGAGGTTCTTTTGGATGTGGTAAATATATCAGGAACTTCTTTGAGTAATGGAACAGTTCAAGTAGAAGCAGTCCCCGAGTCTAATGATGTTATTGCTTTGAAGGACATCTATTTGCAATATGATGTTGCAAATAGTGAGGTAACTGCTCTCGTTGACGTTGTTTCTTCTGGTGAGAATACTTCCGCTACCTCATATGTTGTGACCTCCAGCTATTCCGACGAAGGATATATCAGATCGTAAAATGACTGAACAAAACAAAGTTAAGATCTCTCAACTAATTGAGTCTCAGATTCCTTCTTTTCTGAATCAGGAGTCTCCACTTTTCCGTGAGTTTTTAGAACAGTATTATATTTCTCAGGAACATCAATCTGGTGTTGTTGATCTTGCTGTTAATTTGCCAAACTATAGGCAAATTTCTTCATTCAATAATGAAACTTTAATACCATATAATGTTCTCCTTGCAAATATTTTTGCTTCTGACGACATAATCACAGTTCAGTCAACTGCAGGATGGCCTGATCAGTATGGACTTATTAAAATTGATAATGAGATTATTACATACAAGTCCAAGACTGAAACTCAGTTCTTAGAGTGTAGTAGAGGTTTTAGTGGAATTAGTAAAATTCAGCAGGACGTTAATTCTGAATTTTTAGATTTCTCCATCTCTGATGCTGATGAACATAGTACTGGGTCGTTAGTATATAATTTAAGTAATTTATTCCTACAAGAATTCTTTTCCAAATTCAAGAAAGAATTCTTACCTGGATTTGAAAATAGATCTTTTGTTGCAGGCACTTCAATTCAAAATACCCTTACTAGAGCTAAGGATTTTTATTCTGCAAAAGGAACTGATGCATCATATCAGATTCTCTTTAAACTATTGTATGGTGAAGAGATTGATATTAAAAAACCAATTGAAAATACTATTATTTCTTCAGCCAATGTTTATTTTAAGACTAAAAATATTCTTGTAGAAAATCTTTTTGATGGAGATCCTCTGCAAATTGTCGGTAACTTTTTGTTCCAGAATGTAACTGGTATTGGAACAGTAAGTGCTTCAATTTATAATGTAGAATATAGACCTATTGACAATAAAGATTTTTATGAAGTCTCTCTAGATGCATCTTCATTCTCTGGAAGTTATGAAGTTCCTGGTAAAACAAAAACACTACAAGGTATTCCACAGTTCTCGGATAATATTCTGGTTGACTCTACTGTTGGATTTGATAGAAAGGGATCGCTCCTAATCAAACCTACTGTAGATTCAAACTTTATTGAAATATCATATACTGACAAAACGGTTAACCAATTTTTAGGTGTCAGTGGTATTTCTACTGACTTGGTTTTTGGGGCAGAAATTTTTGAAGATAAACTAGCTTTTTCTTACGCTGGATTTGGACAGACATCTCAGGTACAGTTGAGAATCGTTAATGTAATTGATAATATTGATGTAAGTGATACTGCCAATATGGTAGTTGGTGATAGTCTAAAACTATCCACTTTCGGTCTCGATAAGGGAGAAGATTCTCAGTTTAATAGTTGGATCTATAATATCCCAACAATCCATAATATTAGTTCTGTTGATCAACTCAACATTAATACTTTTAGGATTAATCTTTTTGATGAAGTTGTCTTCTTTATTGGTGAGAAGATCATGCTCTCCAATGGCAATACGGAGATATCTGGTGAGATTAAAATTATTGAGTATGACTCCTCTAGAAGTGAAAAGAGACTCAGTAATAAAGTTGTAGTGTTGGTGAATGGATCTCTTCCGATAGAACCAAAAATTCTCAAAAAAACAATTGTAAAGGCGCAACATAACCTAGGTAGATTTCCAGAAATTGATAAGTTCCCTGTTGGAATTCAGAATAGTTATCTTTCTGATAATGGAGATGATTATTTTGTAACTACTGCTGGTATTCCAAACTATCCTTTATTTGCAACTGACAATAGAAGATTTCTTAGAACTGATATTAATGTAAGTACTGACTCTAATGGAACTCCAATCAATGGTGGTGGGTTTACATATCTACTGAAGTCTGTGGATATTGATGATATCAACACTGCTATTAAACATAGTTATACAACTGGCGATAAAATCTTCTGGGATAATATTGATAATGCTGGAATACAGACGGGAATTTATTTTGTTACTGCTGTAAATGAGACTGATTTATTCTTATCTTTTAGTGGATCAGATGTATTTTCTAAAAAATATATTCCACTAAGAATAAACTCTACAGGACAGTATGTTGTTAAATCTGGTTTTCAAAATAAAAATCTAGAACACCAGAAAATTTTAAAGAAGTTTCCATATGTACGGAAGGAACAATATTTTGATGACCCAAATGATAGAGATGTTAAAAACAGAGCTGTTGGTCTTCTAGCTAACGGTGTTGAAATATATCCACCAACTGTATTTGATGAACAGATTTATTATGGTGATGTTGTTAATATTAAAGTTACGAGTCCTGGTAAAAATTATGATGTTATTAATGGTCCAGATTTAATAGTTCAAGATCAAAGTGGATCTGGGTGTAAAGCTTTTCCGACTGTTACGGGATCATTCAGTGAAGTTAGACTTGTTTCTCCTGGAATTGGATATCAAAGCAAACCAAAGATTACTGTAGAAGGTGGAAACGGCGATGGTGCCGTTCTGGAATCTAACCTAGTAAAAGGAAAAATCGTTGTTAATTTTAAGGCTGATGGAACATCCGTAAACTCCAACTCGGAAACTATTGATTTCCCAGCGGTTCATAATTTTGAAGTGGGAGAAGAGGTCTTTTATGACTCTAAAAACAACACCCCTATTGGCAATCTGATTAGTGGGGCTACTTATTTTATTAGAGTTGTTGATAGTAAAACAATAGCCTTACATACATCTTTCAAAGATGCAGTTAATAATACCAATACAGTAAATATTGGAGCTCCAAGTTTTGGTTTTCATAGTTTTGTTTCTACAAAAGCTAAAAATACAATTACTCAGATATATGTAAAAGAACCTGGAAGTGGATATTCAAATAGAAAAGTCATTGTTCCTTCTCGAACAACTGCTGCTGGAACAAGATCTGGTATCGACACCTCCGATAATTATATCTACGCAAGAGGACATGGGTTTACTACTGGTGATGTTGTAAGATACTCTAGTACCAATACGATGGTTGGTGGATTGAGTAGCACTACAGAGTATTTTGTAAAAAATATTGATAGTAATAGATTTAAACTATATGATGTTGGAATAGGTACTACGAGAGATCTTAGTAACTTTGAAAAAAATAAAGAAGTATTTCTAACAAATTTTGGAGCGGGTGAACATGCAATCTCTTATCCGCCAATCATTGTAAAGGTAGAATCTATTTCCGCTATTGGTTCAACTACTGTTGTCCAACCACAATTGGATCCAGTCGTCCTTGGTAGTATTGAAAGTGTATATCTGCAAGATGGCGGTACTGGATATGGATGTACAAATATAATCGATTTTAATAGAAGACCTAATGTTGGAATTTCTACGGTTATTTTTAATGCATTACTGAAACCAATTATTATTGGTGGACGTATTGTTGATGTTCAAATTCTTGCAAAGGGTAATGGTTTTCGGAAAGACTCTGATATTTTCATTCATGGTTCAACTGGTGATTTTGCTCAGATCAATCCAATCGTTAAGGATGGTGGTATTGTCTCTGTTCAAATTCTTGACGGTGGTGTTAACTATGGAGATGATACATCCCTAGAACTTAGAAATAGGGGTACTGAGGCTAAGTTTATTGCCGATGTCCATGAGTGGAAAATTAACCAAGTAACGAGATCTGCTGAAAATATTAATCCCGAAGATGGATGTATATTAAAACCAACTACTAATCCAAATCTTGGACTCCAAGCTGTATCAATGTATCCTCCTAGAAAGTTGAGATATCAACTTGGAGATAATATTGATGTCGGTAATCTTGAATTATCACAAAATGCTATTCATTCTCCTATTTTGGGATGGGCATATGATGGTAATCCAATTTATGGTCCATATGGTTATGAGACCGAAACTGGCGGTTCAGTAGTTAGACAGAATAGTGGTTATATTCTTAATAATCAAAGTCTTGATGGTATACGACCTCCAGCATATTCATTAGGTTATTTTACAAATGATTATTTGTTTAATAATTCTGGAAGTCTAGACAAACATGGCGGAAGATATTGTGTAACACCACAGTTTCCAGATGGAACGTATGCATACTTTTTTAGTATTGACGTTGATTCTAGTGGAGTTGCTGAACCCAAATTCCCATATCTTATTGGAGACAGATTTAAAGACCTTCCAGTTCAAGATAATTTTAATACATTCTTTAATCAAGATATTGATATTTCTAAAGAAAAATTATCTAGAAATATTGGACCATATTATTTGTCTTTTGGAAACTCCAAATATGATCTGATTGATAAGGTAGATGATTCATATCAACAGAAATTCTTTGTAACTAAAGTAAAAACTGCTGGTATTGGATCTGTTAGCATCTTTAGTAGAGGTGTAGATTATAAAGTCAATGATCTATTGTCGGTTAACAATGAAGGAACTGATGGATCTGGAGCTAGTATTGTTGTTGACACTGTTCTTGGTAAAGATATTAATGAAATTAGTGTTGGAGTTTCAACTTACAGGAATACTGAACTTAGAATTAACGGTAGGAGTGTAGTTGGAATAACTACAATTCCGCATGATTTCTTGGACAGTGAATTTATTCATGTTTCTGGCATAACGACAGGTAAGTTTTCTCCATTCTTTGGCAGACAAAAAATTAGTGTACCAAAACGTCGTGTTGGACTTTCTGAGTATATTCCCGAGGTCGGAGTAACGGGAGTGACAACTTACATCTCTGTCACCGATACTGCTGGATTTAAACCTGGTGACCATATCGGTGTTGGAACCGAAGTTATGATTGTTACTGAAATTGACAATAAGTTTAAGAGATTTAGAGTTAATCGTCAAAATTATGTTGGTATTGCAATCACACACCCTGTTTCGGACAACTCTGTTTTCTTAAAACCAGTTGAGTTCCAATTTAGTGCCGCTACAGTTGATAATCAATTCTTCACATATGCAGTACAACCAAATAGAAGTTTATACTTCTCTCCAGAGGACACTGTAGGTGTAGGATCTACAGGTAGAATTTACGATATTATTAATACTGGTCTTGGAACAATTGTAGCACAAAGTTATGATACTAGATTTGTTCCTGAAAGGAGAATTTTCATCCCAAATCATCGTCTTGCTACTGGACAACCATTAAGATATAATGTCGGTACTTCTGGAACTTCTATAGTCGTTTCAAATACATCTGTTGGATCTACTTCTGGTATTGGAACTACCAAACTAGAAGACAACTCTATTGTATATGCAGTTAATTTTGGACAAAACTATATTGGAATATCTACTATTGGATTTACTACTATTGGAAATGCCTTATATTTCTTTGATGTAGCAAATAATGTTGGATATGCCCATTCATTTACTACACAGTTCCCAAGAGTTGATGCTAGAGTTGAACGATACTTCACTAGCGTTATTACTGATAGTGATCATGGACTAGAGAGTGGTGACATTGTAAAATTCAATACAACACCAACTCAAACGGAAAATATCAAACTTAGATTTGATCCTGTTATTGGTAAGGTTACATCAGACAAAGTAAGTTTTTCTAGTACTAGTATTTCTGCAGATTATACTGCTATTGATATTCAAGATGAATCATTCCAGAGTGGGGATAAAGTAGTATTCTATGAATCTGAGGGTAATCTTATTGGTGGATTGGAAAACAATAAAACATACTTTATCCTTCGTGAAGATCCACAATTTATTAAATTTGTTGAATATAAATCAGATATTGCAGATTCAAATTCAATTGTATTTTCTTCGATTGATATTGGAACATATGAAATTGCTAAGGTGAATCCACCTCTATCTTTCACAAAAGGAAATAAATTTGTTTTTGATGTTTCTGATCCATCTCTAAAAGACATGCGATTGGAATTTTATTCTGATGGCAATTATAGAAATAGTTTGGAAATTGCAGGAACTGATGAAAATGGATTTGCTATTAAGAGAGAAGGCACACCTGGATCTACCGATGCTATAATTACTATTAATAGTAGAGATGATTATCCAAGTAAAAGTTTTTATAATTTAGTTCCAGTAGTTCCTTCCGACCAAAGAAAACTAAGTGTCATTTCCGATAAAGATGTTATTGGTAATAATAATATCACTCTCAATGATATGGTGGTTAATGGTGACCAAAAAGTTACGGTTACTAGTAGCAAAGAATTTACATATAATCTCGATCGTAAGCCATCCGAAACACAGACTTATGTTTCTAGACTTGGTGTTAGTACTATTTTTTACGAAACATCATCTACCACAGCTTCTGGTCCAGTTTACTCTACAAAGACAAACTTTTCTGGCAGAGGATATAGAATTATTCCATCTACCAACGGATTTATAAGTTCTTCTGGTAATAATGCAACTGTTAAGATTCTTTCCAGTGATATTGGCAAAATTGATACTCTAGAAAGAGTTAAGGATGGATTTGATTATCCAACAGATCCTACTTTGATTCCATTCTTAAGTGTTCCTGCTGTGATTGACATTGCTGGAGTACAGAGAATTGATAATATTGAGATTTTGGATGGAGGTACAAACTATTCTCAACCACCTAACTTGATTATACGTGGTAATGATAAAATTGATTTGCAAGCAAGAATTAATGGTGGTGCTGTAGATAAAGTATTCGTCCTACAGAATGCTTTTGAATTTGATGAACCTTTGAGTATTATTCCAACACAAAATTCTAATGGATATGATATTGATCAAATTACTCATGTTGGAAATACTGTAACTCTTGAATTACTTCTTGATGCTCAGTTCAATCAACCAGTTAGAACGGGATTCGGAACTACTGATATTAACTTTCCATTCAAAGTTGGAGATTCTGTTTTTGTTGAGGGATGTAGATTAAAATCTGATTCTGTTGCTGATGGTGAGATTAATTTCAACTCAGAAAATTTTGACTTTAAGTTCTTCACAATTACTGGAGTCAATACATCTAATTTCACCCTTTCATATAGTGTTGCTGGAATTAATACTGGAACCTTAGGATCTTATGACGATGATTTTGGATTAGGTTATGTAGTTAATTCTAAAGATATGGCTAAGTTTAGAATGAATCTTATTGATGATGCCAAATTCTTATCCGAAGAAAAAGTTACTTCTAAGAAATTTGAAGGATTTGTATCTCCAGGTGGTTGGGATCCCAAATTAAGTCAACTTAGACTTTCAAATACTTCTGGAGTATTATCTGTAGGAGATGAAATCTACGGTGAACAGTCTACTATTAGAGGTAGAGTTGAGGCTGTCAATAGATTCAACATCAAAAGTACATTGGGTGTTAGTAGAGATAAAATTGCAAAAAATGATAATACAACTGGAATCCTCAATGACTTTAGTCAAAGAATTTCGGATAACTTCTATTATCAGAAGTTTTCATATTCTATTAAGGGAAGAGTTCCATATGATACATGGAGAGAAGCAGTAAGATCTATTGTTCATCCTTCTGGATTTAGAGAATTTTGTGACCTTGAGATTATTAGCCAAGCAGCTACAAGTATGAAGGTTA